CGCGGTGGAGACGCCAGCGACTGGGCCCCAAGGCTCAGCACCGGCGGCGTCTCAGCCTGACCAACCACCACTCACGCAGACCGCCGGAGAAGACGCACATGCACTCAGACGACAAACGCGCCCCACTCACGATCGAGCAGCAACGGCTCGTCGAAGAACGCAACCAGCTGCTCGATGCGGCACTCGTCCGCCGCTTCCAGGCGGCCCACGACCAACGGTCAGCTACCGAGGCGTCCCAAGCCCAGCGCCCCCTGGAAGTCATCCTGGGCGATCTCCTGGCGTTGCCGGCATCATGGGTCGCTGCCGCCCTGCAGTGGAACTGGCTCAACACCAACGACGCCCGCTCATGGCAGCTCGCGGTCACCGCACGCCAGGCCAAGGATGCCGGCGACGACAAGCGAGCCGACTACTGGCTCAAGCGCCTACAGGACCACGCGGAGGGGGAGCGGCGGAGGTTCTTGCGAGGCATAGCCCGGGGCGCATCGCGAAACTGAATGACCACCCCGCGCATCGGAGACCGCTGGCTCACCATCCGCCAGGCCGCCGCCCTGGTCGGTGACGGCATGTCTCCGCAGCGCATGCGCCGACGCCTCAAGGCCCTCGCCGCGCAACGCCCCGAGCTCGACCTCATCCGTCGACCTGGTGAGCGTTGGTTCGAGGTCTCCGCCGAGGCCTTGCAGCGCGCCCTAACCACCGACCCAGACCTGCGAGACACCGACCTCGACGCGCTTGCCTCACGCGTCCGCGTCATCGAGGACAGACAGACCGCGCTCAGAAATCGACAGACTGACCTGCACAAGCGCGTTCAAGCCCTGGAACACCGCGCCGAACAGCTGTCCATGCCGGGAATCGTCTGAAGCCGTTCGCTTGCTTCCGATCGCGTTGCGTCAGCGCTTGCAGCCTCTCAATGAGGGCCACGCAGCCGGGCAACATCGAGGCGCGTAGGCAAAACAGAGAGATGGCGCACGCACAGGTTTTGGCAGCGCTGAGCGATCCGGCGACGGTGAAATCGTTCACGCGGAGAATCGCCGCTCCAAATGCACTCGGTTGCATGCTCTGGACCGGTGAGATCACCGACGCGCTCTACGGCGTGTTTCGTATCGCCAAACCAGGCGGCAAGAAGTCGTTGAAGGTGCGTGCCCATCGATTCGCGTTCGCTATCGCCAACGGATTTATGCCGTCCGAAGACGTGCTGCATTCGTGCGATCGCCGCATCTGTTGCAACCCAAGGCATCTTCGCATCGGGAACCGAGCCGACAACGCGCGCGACATGGTGCAGCGCGGCAGGTCCAAGAAGGGCGTCAGGAGCCCGATGTCGAAGCTGACCGACGATTCGGTGCGGGAGATCAGGCGTCGACGAGAAGACGGTCAGACAGTGGCCTCGCTGGCGGCCGCCTTCAACGTCGACCCCAAAACGATTCGTGACGCTGTGTCGCGAAGCACGTGGCGTCACGTCGCTGCTCCGTCCAGAGCCCCCGTCCGAGAACCTTCTGGCCACATAGCGACGTGTTCTTAGAACCTGTCAATGGGTGTGCCGGAATCGACAACGGGACCTGCCAGTCGAAGGTGGTGACCGGCTCGCCTTGAAGCCCCCGTAATCCACCGCTACGCGCATGCGCGCGCGTCTTCATGACCCCACGCAGCCCACGACCCGCCAAGCCCAAAAAGAAGAAGGGACGGCCGACGAGCCTGACGCCCGAGGTGCAGGCGGCGATCTGCAAGTCGCTCAGTCAAGGGGTGTGGTTCGCCCACGCTGCGGAAGGAGCGGGTATCTCGCGCGAGAGCGGCAAGGAATGGCTGAAGCTCGGCCAGGGCTTTGTCCGCGACTCGTCCACGCGAAAGTGGGTCCGCGTCGCGAAGGTCGGCCCGGAGCCGTTCGCCTCCTTCGCTCTCGCTGTGCGGGAGGCGAAGGCCAACGCCAACATCAGCGAGCAGAGGCGCATCGCCAGCGCCGACGACTGGAGAGCGGCGGCGTACCTGCAAGAGCGCCGCAACCCCAAGGTGTTCGGCGAGCGCCTGCGCATCGAGGTCGACGCCAAGGTCCAGAAGTCGCTCGACGCGTTCCTCAAAGACATGGAGCACGACCTAACTCCGGATGCCTATGCCCAGCTCGTCAACGCAGTCTCGAAGCGCATGGGCATTCAGCCCGGGGGCGGTTCGTAGCGCGCTCAAGAAGTGCGAGCCGATCTGGTCGGAAGCCGAGGAGCGCGCCGCACGCGAGAGCGAGCCGGAAATCCCGTGCGCCGGCATAACGTTCGAAGCCTTCTGCGACCTGATCGAGATCCGCCTGAAGGAAGGCGGTCTCCGCAAGTTCGGCCCGGCATCGTGGTTCCGCGAGCAACACGCGTTCAACCTCAAGCGCACCGGCAAGGACATCGTCGTCAAGCCGCGCCAGATCGGCTTCAGCACGCTCGAGCTCGCCCGGGACCTCTGGTTCGCGGTGACGCGCAAGGGCGTCAACGTCCTGGTGATTGGCCACGACGCGACGCAGGCCGACCAGTTGTTCGTGACGGTCCGCATCATGGCCGACTCGCTGCGGCGTCTCGGTCTGCTGCCTCCCACGCGCCACGACAATACGCGTGAGCTGGTGTTCTCCACGCTGGGCAGCGCCATTCGCGTTGTCGAAGCTGGTGCCACCGAGGGCAGCGCTCTGAATAAGGGCCGCTCGGGTACCATCCACCGCTTGCACGCCACCGAGGTCGCGTTCTGGCGTGCTGCCGCGTCCACAATGGACGGCGTGAAGAACGCGCTGCCGGAGAGCGCGGAAGAAGTCTACGAGTCCACGACCAACGGTGTCGGCGGACTGTTTCATCAGCAGGTGATCGCCGCTCGTGACGGTCGCACAAAGCTTGAGCTGCACTTCTTTGCCTGGTGGGAGCACGACGAGTACAGGCTCGACCCGCCCGCGGGATTCGACCCGGCTCCGCGTGACGTCTGGGAGAAGAAGCTCCGCGCGCTTGGATGCGATGACGCCCAGGTGTGCTGGTGGCGCAGCAAGGTCGATGACCCATCAGTGGGCCTCGAGAAGGCGCTGCAGAACTTCCCGATCGACATCGACACCGCGTTTCGATCGGGCGGTGACGCCTACCTCGCTGCGCACGTCGTCGACCAGCTCGCGACACACATCGACGAGCCGTTGCGTGTCCTGGAGATTCGCCACGGCGCTCGGGTGCTCGGTGACCTCCGCGTCTACCGTGAGCCGCAGCCTGGCCGCCAATACGTGGTGGCCGCAGACGTCGCCGAGGGCATCGGCAAGGACGCGTCGACGACCGTCGTGCTCGACAAGGCCTCCGCTGATGTCTGCGCGGTGTTCTGGTCCGACGTGATCGAGCCGGGCGAGCTCGGAGAGCATGTGCTGCCGCAGATCGGCCGCATGTACAACACCGCTGTGGTGGCGCCAGAGCGCGCGAACCACGGGCACGCAACGCTCAAGGGGCTAAAGGATGCCGGCTATCCGCGCATCTACGAGGCCGCCGACAAGAAGCTCGGTTGGGCGACCACGGTGGCCACGCGCCCAGTGCTCTTTGATGAGCTCGCCCAAGGCATCCGCGACGGGTCGCTGCGCACCCCTGACGCCGCGATGGTCGACGAGTGCCGCACCTTGATCCGCGACACCGACGGCAAGCCGCGTGCGAAGGGCAAGGGTAAGCCTCCGCCCGAAGGCTGCCGAGACGATCTGTTCGTGGCCTGGGCCATTGCGATCCAGGCACGGCAGTACACGCCGCAAGAGTTCCAGCCGGCTCGCCCGGGTGAGATCCCCAACCTCTGAGATCACCGAGGCCCGATGCCAGACACGCTGCTCGAAGCGCTGCAACGCACGCGCGAGGACTACAGCGAAGAGTGCCAGTGGCACCGCTTCCTGATCGATGCTTACGCCGGCACAGGCGGATTCTGCGGCAGGGTCAAGACTCCGCGCGTCGGGTATCTCGGGGCCGCGGCAACGGCCTACAGCTCTGGCTTCATCTCGGTCAACGCCGGCAGCATCGACGTCGACGACACGTACCTCGACCGCTTCCCGCGCGAGGACGACCCGAAGTTTCAGCGACGCATGGACGTCGCCCACTACGACAACTACCTCGGCCCAATCACCGACGTGTTCGTCAGCTACCTCAACACGGCGCGCAACACCTCCGAAGGAGTTCCGCCATCCGTCGAGGAGTGGACGACCGACGTCACCGGGACCGGCACGACGTGGGACGACCTGCTCGCGTCAATCGTGCGACCGCGCGCGGCCTTGCTCGGCTGGTGCCCTGTGCTTCTGGACCGCGACAGCGCTCCGGAAGGGGTGGCCGTCCAGACGCGTGCGCAGGAGCAAGCGCTTGGGCTCGCGCTTCGAGCTGTGCCGCTGTTCCCGAGCAACGTGCTCGAATGGGAGGTTGACCCGCGCGACGGTCAGCTCACGTGGATCAAGCTCTACGACAAGCGCTGTGAGCGGCCAGACCCGCTCGCAGGGTCGATCGAGTTCGACGAGTACCGCATCTTCACACGCGAGACCTTCAGCGTCTTTCGTGTGAGCAAGGACAAGTCGGGTCAGGGCTCCGTCGAAACGGTGGCGGACAACGTTCCGCACAACGCCGGCGCAGTGCCCGTGGTGATCTTCCGCGCGAAGCCAACACCGAGCGACCCGGTGCGCGGTATCGGCATGGTCGGAGAGATCGCATCGGCGCAGCGACGGCACTTCAACCTGTTGTCGGAGCAAGACGAGCACATCCGCGGCAACGTCTTTGCGATCCTTGGCATCCCCGTCAAAGACACGACGCAGGACATCGGATCGGCAGCGCTCGGCACAGGCTCGGCGATGAAGGTGCCGATGGATGCCAACATGCCGCTGCATTACGTGGCGCCTCCGGCATCGGTAGCCGAGACGCTGGAGACGCGCATAGAGAACGTGGTGCGCGAGATGCATCGCATGGCCCGTGCGCCCTTCGAGAACGACAAGGGTGGGGCGCAGGCCGCCGACGCGCTCGCGCAGAAGTTCGAGCTGTCGAACCGGAAGATCGGCGACGCCGCTGCATCGCTCGCGCGCGGAGAGCAGGAGACGCTGCGCAAGGTCGCCTCGATGCTTGAGGAGTCGGACCCGAACGCGATCACCGTTGCGCCGCAGCGTGAGTTCCGCGCCGACAACATCGGCACCGACCTCGACAACGCGCTCAAGGTGATGGGCCTGCCAGGGATGGTCCCGACCGCCAAGCGCGTGACGATCTCTCGCGTGGTCGACAAGTACCTGCACAACCTCACGAGCGAGCAGCGCGCGGCCATCGATAAGGAGCTGCTCGCCCAGAGCTTCGAGGCGGCGGCTCCTGCGGCTCCTGCGCCTCCAGCTGCCCCTGCGACGGGTGCAGGCGCTGGTCAGAGCGGAAAAGACAACGGCGCCGGTGGCCAAGGCGCGCAGACGCCAGCCGGCTGAGCACATTCACCCCGCACGCCGACCGACCGGCGTGATCACGGGAGCACACCGTCGGATCAACAGCTGACCCGCCGCTGCAAATCGCGGGAACGCAGGGCACCCGAGCCCTCAAGCAATCGGGACCGAGAGAGAGCCAATGCGCACGCAGACGCGGCGTAGCTGGGATAGCTACGTCTTCGGTGGTCAGTTCGAGCCGTCTAACCCATTCATCGCCAGCAACGAAGGTGGCGGAGACGGTGGTGGCGGCGGCAACGGTGGAGGAGGCGCACCGCCTCCGGCCAAGACCTTCACGCAAGAGGAGGTCGCGCGCATTGCAGCCAAGGAGAAATCCGAAGGCGAGCGAGCGGCGCGAGCAAAGCTCGAAAGCGAGCTGCGCGCCAAGTACGACACCGACCTTGCAGAGCGCGACAAGCGCATCCAAGAGCTGGAGCTGAAGGGCAAGACCGAGGACGAGCGGCGCGAGATCGAGCGGCGACAGCGCTCGGAGGCCGACGAGAAGGCACGCAAGGCGCGTGAGGCTGAGCTGCTGAAGGAGCGCGACGACGCGCGCGCCGAAGGGCTCTCCTATCGCAACCGCTGGCTCGACGACCGCAAGGCCGTGCAGGTCGGCTCTGCGCTCGTGAGCGCGAAGGTCGTTGCAAGCGCGGCGGACGATGCGCGCGCGGTCTTCAGTCAGGTCTCGAAGATCGAGACCGACGACGACGGCAACGTCACCAGCGTGATCTACGGCGGGCAGACATACACGAAGCTCGCGGAAGCCGCAGCGGCGTTCCTCCGTGATCGCCCGTTCTTCGCCAGTGCTTCGGCGCCAGGCGGCGGCAGCGGCATGCGCCAGGGCGGCTCCGGCGGCAACGGCAGCCAGCGCCAGCTCGACGAGATGACCGAGGACGAGTTGCTCGCGCTCGATGCGCAGACGCGCACGCAAGCGCGCTGAGAGTTCCCCTGAACGACCGGTGACGGCGTGAGGGGCATCACACCAACAGGAGAACAAGGACAATGTCCCTATCGCTCAACGACGCGATGAAGCTGTCGCGCAAGCCGTACACCAAGGCCATGTTCAAGGCGATCTCGACCACCGACGAGGTGCTCGGCGCGATCCCCTTCGTCCCCAAGGCCGGCAACGCGTGGGAGTACACGCGTGAGAAGGCGCTGCCGTCGATCGCCATGATCGCCGACACCGCGACCTCGGTTTCGGAGTCGACCGGAAGCGACGAGATGATCGCTCAACAGCTGCGCGAGATGTGCAGCGACTTCTACGTGAAGAACTTCGCGCAGGAGCTGATGAGCGACCAGGTGTCGCAGTTCGACCGCCAGGCCATGAAGAAGATGAAGGCCGCCGGTCGGTTGCTCAGCAACAAGATCATCACCGGCGACTTCCTCGGCACCACCATCGTGGTCGGAGCCTTCGACACCGGCGCCTACGTGGACGCCATGACCGCGTGCTCCGGGTACATGGACAGCAACCGCGAAGGCCCCGGCTCGCTGAAGTACACGCACTCGGGCACGCTGCTGCAGTTCCGCGCGCCCGGCGACGTCGACTACGGCACCGCGGTCGCCTGCGCAACCGACGGAAGCTACACGCTCTACAGCTCGAACCCGAGCAAGTGGATCACCGTGACGCTTGACGTCAGCGACGCGACCACGAACCAAGAGCGCATCGTCACCTTCTCCAGCTCGACGAACGACTTCGACGGCATCCAGAAGCTGTGCCCGAGCGCGCAGGTTCGCGCCGCCACCGCGACGGACGGCGATGCCGTGACGCTCGCGATCCTCGACGAGATGATCGACGCGCTCAAGGTCGTCAACAACCCGCACTTCATCATGAACGCCGCGCTTCGCCGCAAGGTGCTCGCGCAGCTCCGCGCCGGTGGCGGCGTCGACACCATGAAGCTCGCCAACGGCGTGCAGGTGGCGGCCTACAACGGCATCCCGATCCTTCGCTCCGACTGGATCCCGTCCACGGAGACCAAGGGCTCGGGCACCACGCTCTCGTCCATCTACCTCGCCAGCCTCTCGGCTGAGGACGGCGTGTTCATGGGCGCGCTCGGCGGCGGCAGCTTCGACGTCGAAGGTGACCCGCGTAACGCCACCGTGCTGGGCTTCCGCCTTTACAACCTGGGCCAGATCCAAGCGTCCGCCGGCTCCGCGCAGGGCGGCCGCCTGAGCTGGTTCGGTGCGTTGGGCCTCGGTTCCGAGCTCGCCATCGTGCGCGCCAAGAACCTCATCACCGCCTGATCGTCAGCCGGCAGCGGGTAAACCATCGCTCCGCTCGCTGCCGGCTCTCTCTTCAACACGACAAGGAACCGCGCCGATGCCTCTCACACTCGAACAGATCCCCATGAGTGGCGACGGCGTGGTGCGCGGTACCTATCGCGTGGAGCACAAGGATTGGTTCAACGACGCGGTCTGCGGCGTGCTCTTCACCGGCAAGCTCAGCGAGCCAGTGACGGGACTCAAGCTGCGTCGCTTGGTGGGCGCGATGGGGCACGAGCTCCGCGCGCTCATCCCTGTCGATGCTGAGGCGCGCGCCGCGCTCGGCATTCCCGAACCCGTCCAAGAGATTCAAGGCCCGGCCACGGTCGGTCCGACACCGGCAGAGGCTGCGTCGCAAGAGGCAGCGGAGACCGTCGCGGAAGAACAAGCCGCGCCGGTCGCGCCACCAATCGCAGCCGCGCAGCAAGAGCAGCTGACGATGGTGGAGAAGCCGCGCAAGCAGCAGCGCCGATAACGCGCCCTGTGCGGGGTAGCTCAGACGGCAGAGCGCCGGGCTCATAACCAGGAGGCCGGCGGTTCGACTCCGCCCCCTCGCAACCAACATACGAGGTCAAGCGATGGCACCACATGAGGCTGGCATCGCGTTCGAGATTGACGTCTCGGACATCGAGGCCGGAATCCGTGTCGCCGATCGAATGCTGCGGCCACGAACGCTCGAAGTGCTCGACGTCGTGGCAATGGCCATGGCTCGACGCGCTCGCACAGAGCACGGATACCAGGACCGCACCGGAACCCTGACCAAGTCCATCGTCGCCGGAAAGGCGCGCAAGGCGGGGTCGGGAGCTGAGGTCGAGGTCATCGCCGGCGCGAACTACGCAGCCGCTCAAGAGTTCGGCGCGAAGCCTCACGTCATTCGCGCACGCAAGGCCCAAGCGCTGCGGTTCTTCGCAGGCGGGCAGCTGATCTTTCGGCGTCAGGTCAACCACCCGGGAAACCCCGAGCAAGCATTCCTCGCGAACGCGCTCGACGCGGAGCTCGGCAACGCGACCGACCTGATCGCCACATACGCCTCCGAGGCGTTCCACGAAGCGGGGTTCGCCTGATGGCTCTCGACATCGACACCGTCTGCCCGCACTCGCGTCTCGTCGAGCATCTCGGCAGCGAGCAGAAGGTCGCCGACATGGTGGCCGACAACTGGGGCGGCTCGACCGTGTTTGTTCGCAGCGAGGCTCTGCGCGATGTGCTGCGCTCGCTCGCTCGGCGCGTCCCTCCCGTGTTCGAGAACGACTTGAACGACGCGACGGATGACCTCGGAGACGTCGTTGCGTATCGCGCTCTGGCGCTGCTGTACCGCAAGAACGTCAACCAAGCGGGCGACCACTTCCACGTTCAGGCGAAGCACTACGACGAGCAGTATTCGTCGGCTCTCGCAGGCCTCGCCCCGAGCACTCCGGCCGGAACGTCGGCGCCGGGCATCGGGATCATGATGGACCGCCGATGAGCATCGAGGACCAGCGCGACCTCGCCATCGAGGCGATCGCGACGCTGCTTCACGGCGCGCTCAATGCAGAGGACGGCTTAGGCGAGGGCTCGGTCATTGGCATCTACGACGAGCCGATGAGCCTGGACACGATCGCCAACGCCAAGCTTCCAGCGCTGTGCGTCTACCGCACGAGCGACACGTCAGAGAGCGCGAGCGCCGAGATCGTCGAGACGGTGACGGTTCAGCTCGATCTCATTCTCCGGCAGTCGAGCGCGACGACCGGCGCCAAGCGCGGCATGCGTTGGCCCGCGCTCGTGGCCGCATGGCGCTGCATGCGTAGAGCGCTGATGGTCGGACATCACCCTAGCGTGAGCGATGACGCCAGGCTTCTGGACGACGTCGACATCAACATCGAGCGCGCGTCATTCGACGGCCGTATGTACGGCTTCGCTGACAGCGGTCCGGGCGTGTTTCCGGTGTTCCGCGGGACGTTTCAGTACACGCAGCAGATCGATCATCGCGTGAACAAGACGCTCATCGATCTCGAGCGCGTCCGGTCGATCTTCGAGATGGGTACCGAGGAAGACTTGCCCACCGAGGACGAGCGCACCGCGCAGGTGAATGTCGAGTTCGAAGGCCCCTGGCCGAGCACCGACGACTTAGACCTCTGACGCCGCATCGCGCGCGCGTCTGAAGCAGCACTCCAGCAAGGGGAAGACCCGCCATGTCGAACGAGAAGTTCGTGCGCCCGCGTGTATTCGCGGACGGCGCAGTCGCAGTTGTGCGCCATCCGAAAACGATGGCGAAGCTCCCTGCCGAGGGCGCGCTCGTCGACTTCAGCAGCATCGATGTCCGGGTGTTCTTCATGCGCCGCGAGCTTGAGGGCGACGTCGCGATCTTCGCGAGCGCCGAAGCCGCGAGCGCCAACGAGACAAGCGCGCCGACAGGCGGCGCCTCAACCGCCAAGCCGCGAAAGGGCGCTGAGCAATGATCACGTTCAACACGATCTCTTCAAACAAGCGCACGCCGACCTCGCACTTCGAGTTCGACGGCAGCAAGGCGCTCAGCGCGCAGGCAAACAGCATCCGCATGCTGGTCTGCGGCATCAAGCTCTCGGCCGGTGCGACCGCCGAGCTCATCCCCAAGCAACTGTTCGGCGAGCTGGATGCCGACGGGCACTGGGGCGCCGGCTCGCAGATCGCCGAGATGGCGCGAGCGATCAAGGCGCTCAACCC